TATATTATAATAAAATAATCGCCTCCTTAAAGTGTTATTGATGTAATCGTCTTCATCTCACCATAATAAAAAAACCATGACGGATACGTCTTACACAACTTATAAGCCTCTTCATAGGTATTGTGTAGTCCATTTTTATCTATATATTTTACAATAAACGAGCCTGTCTTTCCATCAATGTCGCACACATCTTTTGGGAAAATTGACATTAGACTGGTATTATATGACTTAACTGGCGCACCATTTTCCCAACCACATACGCGACTATATAAACGCCCAATTTCCATATATTTATTTACAAAAAAATTGAAAGAAAAAATTATACTGTTTTTTACAACTAAAAATGTCATCTATTACATTTTCAACATTACAAAATGGTAAATTTATTTGTAGATTTACAAATAGCCAAGAAGAAGAAACGAGACCATCCAAACCGACGACAATTGTTGTTGTTTTGGATGAATCCGGATCAATGGAAAATTCTGGCATTGACGCAATGCGCAAGTTCAAAGAAGTCCATTTGAAATTTATGGACCCTCAAACATGCGTTTGCGTCATCGCTTTTGATAATACCGCAAGATTGGTTGAAACAACACTCAGAGATTTAAATCCGAATGAATTTGGAGGAAAAGGAGGAACATCAATGTGTCCAACAATTCCATTTATTGTCAAAGTTTTACAGAAATATCGGGAGACTGATATTATGATGACTATTGTAAGTGATGGAGAAATTTGTGATACACATTCTTTTCCAAGTCAGTTTGAACAACAATGTTCTCTTTTTTTCAAATCTGATAATGTTTCAATGATAATGATTCGCTTAAATACTGGTGGAACCCCAGCAGTAAGAGAATTATGTATGTTTGCGAAGCTATCAAGAGAAGGAGCAGGAGAACTGATTACACTGCGTACAGATGAATTAGAAATATTCAATGAACTTTTCAAACAAAATGGCCAAAGTTTCCAAATATCATCATCCTCTCCAAATCTGGGAAATGATATGTTCGGAAACCGGTCTGGCGCAATCAGTTTGAGAGACGGACAAACATTCTTCTTAGATAGTCTCTCAGAGATAACCAGCGAAGACGGTTCCCCAATTGAAATAATTGAGGCCCCACTAACATTTGGAGCTCGATTATATGAGGATTATCTCGAAGAACTGATTGACCGGCTTGGACAAGCAAAAATTCGTGGCGATGTTGGAATTGATTCGCAAATTGACCAATTGACTCAATTGTATGAATTATTACAGCAACAAATCGCGAATTTGTCAAAACCGGCGACGGAAGCCAGTAGCACCACAAATGTAAATGAATCGTCTATGAGATTTCGCGCGAAGAATCTTCTGCGTGAAAAAACAAAAGAGGCGAAGACAGTTCTTACTGCTTTACAGACTTTAAGAAATAAGCAAGGTGTTGCGGGAATGAACTCGCGACAACAAGCTGAATTCCTTCAAGAACTGAAAGATTCGAAGAACTCTAAGGATTTTGCTCGTAGAGCCAAAGGATCTACTCCCACTGAATTACAGAAAAAAGTTGATTCAGCTATCCAATATTTCATTTCGATGCTTCCAGCATTAAAAGAAGCTCTTCGCATCCAAGAAGAGACGGGAGGAGAAACTCCTGTGGATTTCTTTTCACAGGAAGACTCTCTGACGGCTTTTATTTGCGCGATTGAAGCCATCGAAGAAGGACGCGAAGTATCCGTAGATGAAGCGGTCCAACTTTTTGGACTCCTCGGCGTTGGTATAAGTCATGAAGTTGATGTTTATCCGGATGCTTCAATGTTGTTCGAAAAAATCAACAAAGTATTCCATGCCTGTTTCATGAATCAATCAACCCTCTGGGGTTGCCACGGAAAAGCTGAGGGCGATGGTTCGTGGGGAATTATCAAATCCCCCTTTCACAAGAGAGAAGACATTTCCTGCCTTACCGCGGTCGTCCCACTCAAATCATTGAATCATCCCCTCGTTTGGGAATGTATGAGAAAAAGTGGAATGCTCGATATTCAAACATCGATTACAATCCGGCGCCGACAAGAAACAATCCCAAATGATATCCCATTTCTATATGGCGCATTGTTCAAGCATGTTCTCGGAGAACCGCGTTCAGAAGCAAATCAAAGATTACTTCGCGATATCTTGGAAACGATGGCGGGAATGATGGCGTCCAAATCATGGACTGATATTATCGCGCAGATTGAGGAAAAGCACATTTGCGCCTTCGTTGGAGACAATGGTTTTTCCCATTACTGGATTCCCTTAGTATTAATGATGTGTCGTGTGGAATTCGCAAGAATAGCCTCATTTAACGAAAATGTTATGCTCGGGATGTTCGAATTCTGTATTTTTCGCCATTTTCAAACTTTGATGAAAGGACAGGACAGAGAACAAGCAATCAACGAATTCCTCGGAATTTCTGATGACCGAAAACAACTTGTTTTGCCAGATGATGTGGCCGAACCCGCTCTGGAAACAATCAAGTTTTCACGCGTGGTTATCCCAACTGGTAAGTTCATTGGAATTTTCAATAGGATGTTCAATTTAGTGTTCTCCACTTGTTCCTTGATTTTTGAGTTCAACGGTCTTCCCATTCTAACAGGCGATAGTTTTCAACAAATGTTGGCCGGTGATTTCGATTTTGTAGCCTATCAGGTGTTTTCAACTTACGTCGGTCTCGCCTGTAATGGAGAGAATGACCGTTTCGACAAAGAAAATGGAGGAGCCTACAAATGGGATATTGAGTGTTCTCTGGAAGAATTCATTGGCGACGTGGTCGCTAATATTTACCGCAATGATTACAAAAACGCAGTTAAAGAAAAAGACGCACGTATTCAGGCCCAAAAGGAGAGCAATTTTGTTGAAAAGTCTTCCTCAATTTCATTCGATGAATTTGCCGAAGGGTTATCAATGATTCCTCCTCATCATCCGCTCATCCCGCGATTGATTGAACTTCTGTGCGATTCATCGTGCGTTGAGCGCAAAGACAAAATAACTCTGTTCTTCTTGGGAGAATGTGGAGAAATAACCTATAATCATGGTCTTATTCAAGCAAGATACTACAAACAATTCATTGAATTGGGTATCTTTGATGAAGAAGAAGTCGATTCTATCAAAAAGAAAATGAGTTCGTGGAAGAGAATTGATTTGCTCAAAAAAAAAGCAAATGATACCGATTTTAGAAATCAGGTGAATTGTCTGTCTTGGCTCCAAGAGAATGTTGGAGTCGATCCAAGAGATGGTCGCGCTAATTTTGGGAGACTCGCAAGAGCAGACCCAGAAAAGTATGACACCCTCGTATTGGGATACGTCGATTCTCCATCTGACCCAGCAACACTCGCCGGTTTTGGTCCTATAATTAAGGCCGAACAAGCGCGGTCGAAGCTATGCGTTGAAGCTACTGGATTTGTTAGCTTGAAGCAATACAAGCTCCATTTACTTTCCGAAGAAAAATTCGATGTGTGGAAATCGTTTCTTAGAAACTTTGATGACCTTGAATCGACGTATCCAGAATTCTATGAAGCGTATCATCTTGAAGCTGGAACCTATTGGAATCAAGAACACAAAAATGCTTCTCTTCGTAAGTGAAATAATTTTTGTTGAATCAAATTGATTAAATTGATTAAATTTATAATAAAAATAATTTGAATGGTTTCTCAAACTCCCGACATCAACGAAAAACAAACTTTTTAGCAGGTGGCTTCGGTGCTTCCGGAACAACAAACCCTTCATAATCCGTTATTTTCGTATCCTCCATATCATCCTTTTTCGGTTTGAATTGGCGCTCAGTAAGAAGAGACTTATAGCCGACCACCTTGTAGAATTGCCACTCATCGTAGAAAATCTTCAAGTGTTCCCGAGCCCAAGCAAACCATTCCCTGTCGCGAAAAACTGGATTAACTTGATAAATCTCAATCCTCCAATAAGTTGGACCAATGAACTTAATGTTCTTATTTTCATTAATTCCATTGATGATAAATTCATTAATTGCCTCTCCCTTGATGAAAAACTCGCTGTGGATAGTTTTAATCGTGTCCGCATCAATTCGGAAATCGATTGATACTCCACATTCAACATTTTCAGTGGTAAGTCCTGCTTCAACCATCTGGATATGCTCCATATACTCTTCGCAAGAACTGAATTCGACGAGCTTACATTCAAGGAAGTCGCATCGCTCCAAGTCGCAAACTTCGAGCTGTCCCTGCATCTGGGCCCAATAATAATCAGTCGGCGTCCCACATATGACCCGCCTCGGAGGACATTTGATTTCCAACATAACGCCATCGTCCGATATTCCATCAGGAGAAGCCCCGATAAAGAAATTCTCAGGCGCCGGATGACGCATACAACCAAAATCAGTTATCTTCTTACCAGTTCGCCTCTCGTAAATTCGCGTAGCAATTGGTTCATATTTGGTCCCCCATCGCGTGAACTCATTTCCCTTGAATTGGGCCGGTTCATACCCGCATTTTTGGAGTAAAACTTCCTTCCGTGAGCCAATATAACCGAGTATATTACCCCAACTACTCGCCGTCAATAGATTCTCCCTGAATTTATACCATTCGGGACTCCTCTGTAATGGTAATGTCTCATTTATTTGACATAGGATGCGAAATTGTTCTCTAATTTCTGATAGAGGCCGTCGTAGGGACCGTATAACTTTACATATCTCTTTGGGGAGCTTGTCTTCATATATGATACCAAACTCCTTTAATATCGCATCGGATATAATTTGGTAAAGTGGTATCTCTTTAATATTTGTTATACTATCAAAATCGACCGAATTTTCCAAAAGAGCTTCATATATAATTTTATCATAATAGTAAGGTAATAGTCCCATTGTTTTATTATATAATAATTGTTAATGTTTTAAATCATTTTTTATACTATTCGTAAAAAATGAATTTAATTTTTTATAATATTTACATAATACAAAATGACTCCAAATGTTAAAAATGTGGTTATTGACGGACTTATTTTTGCGGGTAAAACTACGGCTATATCCAACTTAAAGGCGCGTTTGCTCTCATCCTCGGATACAACCTTCAACTTTTTTGAAGAACCGGTCGAATCTTGGATGAATGAGGGCTGGTTAGAGAAATACTACTCGAACATATCTAAGTTCGCTTCGTCATTTCAAATCCGGATTATCCTGTCCCATATTAAACAGAAGAATGAGATTGAGGAAATCAATCGCGGTCAAGAAGCGAAAAATATAGTGAATATAAGTGAGAGGAGCGCGATAACAACACTGAATG